CAAGGTTTTACTTTGCCACATCGGTTCTATCTTACATATAGCACATATGTAAGGGATCAACCCTTCCATAATTATTCTTTCTTTAACTCTGTGTCTTGGGTGCGAAGAGTTAGCTACGAAAACCTTGTGATTTGGGATTTTTCGCAAACCAATTCTGAACGCTAGAGACATCTTCTTGCCTTTGTTCCACGCTGTGTGTTTCTTGGACATCAATTAAGTTTAAGTTACCACTGCCACCACAAGTCTGACAAGTCTCAGTACGATCTCCTATGGTTTTATAACCGTTACCTTTACAGTCAGTACAAACAATATATCGCTTGTTACTCATCTTAATTTTAATTGGCTCGTGTTTCGTGTCTCGTACACTCTCTCTCCAAGCTTCATCCATCATTCCCATTTTATTCTTGTCCTTTTGATAACTGATCTTTTAAGTCCTCTAATTTAATTTGCTCTTTTTTAGACAGATACGTCAAGTGCGAATCAATAAGTTTAGAAATCATATTTGCAGGATTTCTGTGTGTCTTATCACACAAGCCTTTTAATAATTTATAGCTGTCTATTCTTATCGCTACAGTTCTCCATTTAGTAGTGTCCATTTTTGCTCCTATAAAGTTAATAACCATATATATGCCCATACTACTAAGTTTACAGACAATATAAATGTAAGTATTGTTTTACTCATATTATGATTTTAGTGATACGATAAGAAAAGTCAAGAGGAGTTGACTAATAGTTGTGATATGATATAAATTTAAATTAAACGAAGGGATATTATGGAAAATCTACTCGAACAAAAGATAGCTCTTGAAAACCTTTGGACAAAAATGTATAGACATCATGGAGTGTATACGAATCAGATGGTATATCTTGATAAAGCATTGTCTAATATTAGAAAAAAGATTATTGTCCAAGATCAAGAAGCTATGAAGAAAAGAGTACATAATCAGATAAACGATTAGATAGTTTCACCGAAGTTATCTCCAATCGCAACGTCTACTTTCATTGGAACTAAAAACTCCACACAACCCTCCATCTCACTTTTTATAGCCTCAATGTCTTTTTCATTTTTAATACTAAAACACAATTCATCGTGTATTTGTAATAGTGGTATGTGTCCGATCTTAGCAACATTTAAGATTGCTTTTTTAACTTGGTCAGCACTACTACCTTGTATTAATCTGTTCAATGCTTTGTAAGTAAAAGCTCTCTTAATATTTTTTTGTCCATATTTTGCTGATGCGTTTTCAAATCTTTCTGGTGTATGTACACCCCAGTCTTTTGGTTCCCATAAATCGAAACGACATTTTCTTCCAAGTTTAGTTCTAATCACCCCTTCATTATTTGCTTTGTCTGAACATTTATCTGCAAGTTGTTTTAAGAAAGGTACCTTACGATTATACTTGTCTATTAAATTAGTAGCTTCATCAAAACTCAACCCTAACATATTAGCTAATTTATTTTTACCCATACCATACATTAAACCTAAACTAATTGCCTTTGCACTTTTTCTATCGATACCACAAATGTCAGCAACGGTCTGATGAAAGTCTGCTTCACTATCTTTGTATGCTTGTACGATTTCTTCTGCACCTTGATAACCAATTGCCTTACCGTAATGGACAGCGATTCGTGGTTCTTGTTGCGAGTAATCTAAAGCAACCCACTTCTCACCTTCTTCTGGTAAGAATAATCCTCGTATTAAGTTACCAAACTCTTTATTCCTAGCAGGTAGTTGTTGTAAGTTAGGATTATTCATAGATAACCTACCACTAACCGTTCCACCACTATCACTTCTTAGTTGGTTTATCTCACCATGTATTCTACCTTTGTGTGTATACTTGATAATGCTGTTAATAAAAGTATTATGAAATTTATTTAACTCTCTAGCGTTTACAATTAACTTTGATATGTCGCTTTTGTTTTCGTTTAACCAAGCCTGTGTAAAACTAGGCTCACCACTTTTAGCTGTGCGTGGATATTCAATGCCTAATTTATCATATGCAGTTGCGATACTTCTGGCAGCCCATATATCTATATCTCTACCAACCATTTTTTTTATAGTGTGCAAAGATTCTTTTTCTCTGTTCTTAAAATCTATTTTAAGTTTCTCTGCACCTTCAACGTCAACACGAATACCACGTCTTCTCATCTCAATTAAGTGTGGTAATAAATCTCTTTCTAATTGCCAAATCGTATCTAAATTTTGTTTATTGATTTCGTGTTTAAATCTTTTCCATAAGTCATACGTCAGTCGTGCATCTTCTTGAGCATACAAGCCAACCGATTCACTTGGCAGTTTCCACATCTCAGCTTTTGGATCAATGCCATATAGTAAAGCTGTTTCTCGTAAATCTTTTTCTGCTTTCATCTCACCCAAATATTCTTTCGCTAAAGCATTAAGAGAGTAACTATATTTATTCTCATCTAACAATGCACCTGCTATCATAGTATCAACTATTTCACCGTTTACTTTAATACCATAGGATTGTAACCACCCAACGTCATATGATGCGTTGTGAAATATCTTTCTACAAGGTAAGGCACAAATATCGTGCATATATTTGAGAACCTGTTCTTTGATTAAATTACCACCACCTAGATGTCCAAAAGGATAGTAAGCACTAAAACCCTCTGTGGCTACTGCCATACCAATTATCTCACCTTTGTTAAATGCCCAACCAGCTCCTAACCCATTGTTGATACCCTCATCTCTTGTTTCTAAATCAATAGCTATTTCTGTGGCACTAGATAAATCTTTATACTCTATTGGTGGTGACCACATAGTTTTCTTTTGTAATGGAAATACTAACTGCACTAATAATCTCTTTCTAAAATCATTTCACAATAATGAATTGCTTTTAATATATCTTCTTTTTTTCCTTTATGTGGATGTCTACAAATATATTTAATGACATTACCCTCTGCAAATTGTAATTTATTTTTATTAATAAATTGTGAAGGTTGTATGACAAATTGTTTATAATGAGAACCACCCTTATCCCAAAGATTTTTTTTCATAACATCTCTTTTTTTTTACTTCTTTTCTAACACGACTATCCGTATCTTCTATGCTCATCAGTGTAAATCCATCTCGTAATAAGTCAAACAATTTGTTTTCCACCATAGCTTTCGTGGGTCGTGAAGTAAATTTCATTTTATAATTTATTTGATACCTACCCATTAATAATCTCCTAAAGGTATTTTATAAACTTCTCTAAACTTTTTCATAACTTTTACACTTGGTATTCTTTTAGATTTTAAAAGTAAATCAGCGTAAGTGTAAGATATATCTAAATCACTTGATAACTTGTGTGCATCAAGTTTTTTTTCTAGTGCTATTTTTTTTAAATTCATAAATGTTTCCTTTCCTAATTATTTTTTGTCTTGGGAGATAAACCTCCACATAACTCTCACACTTCGGACAGTGTAAATTTGTTACCATTTCATAATCTTCGTGATCATCTATGTCGTGATCACCACCCCATATTAATTTTGTATTACAATGCCAACAGTTCATTTTTTTTCTCTCAAATAATTTAAATAATCTACACCCATAGGATAGTTATACCTATAATCTGTTCCAAGTAAATGTAATCTTTTTTTAGCTCTAGTTACGCCAACATAATAAACTTTACGTTCCTCTGATTGTTCTTGAGGATTTTTTCTACTAAAAGAAGAAACCCAATTTGTTTTTGAGAAGATCAAAACATTATCTGCTTGACCACCTTTAACAGAATGTATAGTGTCTATAATAATCTGTGGATCACCATTTAATGCCTTTTGTCCGTATCTTTGTAGCAGCCTAACGAAGTAAGTTATCTGTGGTGTATGAAAGTTTCTCTTTAATATTTTATACCAAGGTTTGTTGTAAGCCTCATCGTTTAAATCTAAACCACACCAATCTATTAAACCATCAAAGTCATATTCCTGTGTGTCTGGTAAACTTACCCAAAACTTTACAGAACGATAAGAGCTATCTTTTAATTCTCTAATATACTTAAACATATTTTCTGCTTCGTGTTTCGTGATACTTTTACCTTTACTAATTTTAGTCCAACTCTTAATCGCTTCCCACTGTTTGTTATCAAAAGATTTATTACCACGATTGTCAGCAAAATATAAACCTGCGTCTTTAGCCATCATTCGTAATTCATTTACCACAGAGTTTACTCTTCCTAATATATACCAAGTACCTTCAAGGTTTAAAGGCACCTCTCTAAAATTAAGATAGCGTTTTACATAACCCTCTTTATCTGACGGATAATATTCTTTGTCTAAACTATCCATAATACCTCGTCTAATTATTTGTGAAAATTGATAGATAGCTTCACCAAATCTTTTAGTCTTTCTTAATATTACTTTACGACCAGGAAAATAAGTTGTGAAATATTTGTGATCACTACCATTCCAACCATAGATACTTTGATCATCATCACCTGCTATGACTACTCTCTCAACACTATCTACCATTTTGTATATCAATGACCATTGTAATGGAGTAAAGTCTTGAGCTTCATCTAGTATCAATAGTTTTAGTTTAGGAAACTCTACTTCATCAATAGCTCTTGAAATCATATCCGTAAAATCTATAAAGCTATCTTTT